ACCGAGCATAGCTCGGTCGGGTCCTCTTAGTGTTTGCCAAAGATTGTGGTTTGACACCCATGATTGATGGACGTCACAAACGTCTAAGAGGCCAGGTTTACCTGGTCGGTCTTGCACGTTTTGTGCAAGATAATGAGAGGAGCGGAAGGAATGTCCTTCCCCGCTTTCACTAACAAGAAGGGTACCCAAGAAAAATGGGCGCCTTTCAAGCAAGAGTGGCGCGGTACCAATGGCGAATATTTCAGTAACACTGAAACTGTTCGCCTTGGGCTAAGTAAGAAGCCGGAAACGGTCTTCCCACCTTGGAATAAGACTGGAGGAGTTGTCTGCTTTAAGCAGCCTTCATCTTATTACCGTTGTGTAGCGAATCGGAGTAATCCGATGTTCGAAGAACTAGTCTATTGGGATAACTCCCAGACTTCGCTACGAGCGACCGTAACTGGCGGTATGCAAAACAGGCATGGAAACTCGCCTGCGTTGTATTATATGCCAGGCTGTATGGAAAATCCAGCTTCAGACGATCCGGTTATGGACTTCAACACCTATAACCGGTTGCTCGTGCAGTGCTATCTTGAACTGCAGGAGACTAAGTTGTCGCTGGGTAACTCCATGGCAGAAGCGGTGTCTACCGTGGATATGATCGCTGATACTGCTGCTAAACTGGCAGCAGCGCTGAGATCCGTTAAACACGGAAATTGGCGCCTAGCATTAAAACATCTAGGTCTCAGTGGTCATAGGGAGGCATTAAAGATCCCTTCCAGTTATTACCTTCAGTGGTTATATGGCTGGAAACCTTTAATGTCAGACATTAGAGCGGGAGTTGACTTGTTAAAGAGTCAAATTCCGCCACTTCCGTTGGCTCACGTTCGTAAGAGCGCGACCACGAACCCCGCCTGGGATTTCCAGGTTGGAGGTATCGACGGCACCAATACCGTTAAAGGTAAAGGTATTAACCGTACGAAAGTCGAGCTTTGGGTATCGATGGATCCTACTTCTTGGAACCATACTGCTCACACGCTTGGTCTTGACAATCCCTTAGGTATACTCTGGGAAGTGACGCCCTGGAGTTTCGTTGTCGACTGGTTAATTCCAGTAGGCGACTACCTAGAAGCCCTGTCCGCAATGGCAGGTCTCAACCTAGCCGGTGGCTACGTTGGATATATGGGACAAGGAAGCAGTACTGTCAAGTACGCATCTTCCAACAAGAAAGCTAAAGGTAGCTATCCTGTTACGCAGATAGATCGATTTGGTTACCGAAGGGTAGCCTTCTCGACTCTGCCTCGTCCGTTGCCGTATGTCAAGTCACCATTCTCCACCAGTCATACAACAACTGCTTTGGCATTGCTGAATCAGCTGTTTAAGGGCCGGTGATAATTGCTAAGCAATGTGCGTTGTGCACACCTCATTCGCAATAACGCGGGTGATAACATTTGGAGGTACAAATGCCCCAACTTGCTAACCTGATCCTCACAGATCGGGCCGCGACTCCTGTCAACCACACTTTCACCCCTCGCGATGTCGTGAGTGGTGTTGGCGCGGTCGTCGAGTCCTCGGGCGTTCCGATCGGGAACAATACGTTCACGATCGGTGTCACTAAGACGCCAGCTGGTCGCTACAAAGCGACCGTTCGACTGGCAGTTCCGGTGGTCGTCACTGAGACGATTAACGGAGTTGCACGTCCTGCCGTCGTACGAACTTCGTACGCCGATCTTGCTTTCACGTTCGATGCAACAAGCAGCGAACAAGAGCGCAAGGACGTGGTCGGCATGCTCGCCAGTTCCTTGGACGTTTCCAAGTGGACGAACGACGTTCTGACCAAGTTGCAGGCCGTATACTAACGTATGCAGTCTGGTGCCGGGCGTAAGCCCGGAGGAGACTTGGTCGTCCTTTCGATCATCGTCTTCTCGACATTAGTATTGGCATTAGCCGTACTAATGGTGATCTACATGAGTAGATTGCCAGTTTCATTTACGGAGAACCGAAATGCAACAACGCAAGACAAGAAGTTCGAAGCCGAAAATCGACTTGAACTTCAAGTTGACCGAGGACTACTCTTTACTCCTTCGCGACCTTCTCGAGAGGCTGGAACCGTCAAGACGGAACCTTTACCTTAGAGAGGTTTGTTTCTCAAAGTTCGTGTCATCTGACACTGCCCCTGCCGACGTTCGTCGGCAACGTGCAGTGAACAAGTGGCTCGCTGCTGAGAGAAATAACGAGGCAACAAACGATCGCTTAGCGATTACACATGACGGCTATCAAATTTTGCCGCGTGTCTGCTGGTCTTCGTTTGTTATCAAGTGCAGAGAAGTAGTGAGTGGTATTCTTGGCGATATGCCACCAGAGGATTCCTTAATCGGAATCTTCTCTGGAGGTGCGTCGACAAGTCGCGGACGGACTTCTAGCCATCCGGCTTTGAAGTACCTCGGTAAAGCTGATGTCACGGCTCCCGCCATGTCTATTTTCTTGGATCTCCTTGAAGATATGCCTGGTTGGAGTTGCAACCGGTCTGACGTCGATACACTCGATGTTGTTCCGGGGAACATCATGTTTACGGTGCCGAAAACGTCGGATATTGATAGATGTGCTTGTAAAGAGCCTGACATCAATATGTTCTTGCAAAAGGGTATCGGCGGAGCGATCCGCCGAGCTCTTCGCAGAGTAGGGGTTGATCTTAACGATCAATCCGTGAATCGCAACTACGCCCGCAAGGGCTCAATTGATGGTTCACTTGCTACACTTGATTTATCGAGCGCTAGTGATAGCGTGACGACAGGTCTTGTTGAGTTACTGCTCCCAGATATTTGGTTCAGCGTTCTCAATCAATTGAGGTCGCCTGTTACTGATGTATTTGGAGAACTTCACCGAAATGAAATGTTCTCTTCTATGGGAAATGGCTTCACATTCGAGTTAGAGAGCTTGCTCTTCTACGCGATTGCGAGGACTACCGCGTACTTTCGCGGCATTTCTGGTTCCATCAGTGTCTACGGGGACGACATCATTGTTCCCAACGACCTGGCCCAGGATCTCTCTTGGGTTCTCGGCTATTGTGGTTTTGAGGTTAACGCTTCAAAGTCATTCTGGACGGGCTCCTTTCGGGAATCTTGCGGCGGCCACTATGATGGTGGCGTGGATATCACACCCTTTTACGTGAAAGCACCTACATCTGATCTTCAGTCCTTGATACATCTTGGTAACTCGATGCGTCAATGGGCTGGGAACGGACCACTTGGGCTTTTGGGCTTTTGTGATTCGGACCTCTACCCTTTATGGGAGAAGATTAGAGATACAGTGCCGAAACGCTTTTGGGGTGGGCGCAACCTCGCATCGAAAGATGCTCTGGTTACTCCCGACCTTCCTCGTATGAAGCTCACGCCGATTACGAAGAGGTTGGATAACGGTACCGGAGGTTACGTTTTGTGGCTTAACGCCACGATGAACCGCTTGACTGATGGTTGTGTGGAAGCATCTACACGATCTAAGGAAAGTGGTCGTTTTCGGGCTCGCCCGAATACGACACCGTACATATGGTTAACCACGCCTTCCTTTTTGGAAGAAGTGATATAACCGAGTACAGTTAGGATACTGTAATCCGTACAATCAAGTGCGGTGGGTTTATTTTAAAGAATAATCACCTTTAAAATAAAATTAGAAAAAGC